AGTTATACCAATTCATTGCAGTTGTGCCTAATGTGCCACCTGGTTGAGCAGTTGTATAGAACGCAGAAGTTGCTTGACCTCCAGCTACTATGTAAATAATTGCACCAACATATTGCGCCCATGTTGTAGAGCCTGTAGCGTAAGTCCATGCGCCTGTTTGAACTTGATAAATACCATTTTGTGCTGCATTTGTTTGGTTTTTAACTAAAACTATATCACCTGCAACAACTGAAATTGTGTCAATTGTTTGTGCGCCTGATAGCGTAATGTTAGTAGTTGTGGCTGCTTTTGCTGGTTCTTTCCATGAAAGACCTAATAATGCGTAATCTACATATTGTTTATTAGCAATATCTGTAGCCGCAGAAGGTGTTGTTGTAATTGAACCTGTTGTTGTCTTTATATCGGTAAAAACACCTGTAGATGGGACTAATGCACCAATAGTCGTGCTATTAATTGTGCTGTTTGTAATGTTTACATTAGACTGACTTGGATTTGCTGTTGCATAAAATGGTTGGCCCTGCCCTATAAACGTATTAAATGAACCGTCAACATTAAAATAAGCCTGAACAGGCAATAAATTTTGATCTGTTGTTAAAGCAGGGTTACTCATATTACTTCCTTATTAAGATTGGTCAGCTACTGGTGTAACGTATAAAGCTGTTGTTCCGCCTGACGCAATTGCTGTTAAGTAAAAAGGTGTTGTTGGAACTGCTAAAACAATTGGAGTTTCCATTAAAGCTGGTAATACAAAATCACCTGTGTTTCCATCAGTAGCAAATACTGCATTAGCCGCAGCAGTTGCTGTGCCTGGTGTAAACTTAATAGCACATGGATAAGCGCCAGCATTTAAAAATGATGCGTAGTTTACTTGGTCGTTAGTCGAATCATTAATAGTAACAGAGCTATGTTCGCTTGTTGTTACAGTTAATGTCGTTGTAGGGCCAGCTAAACGGATTACTGAAGTATTTGCCATGATTTATCCTTAAACTGCGTTAGTAGGTAATGGACCTTCAGCTCTTACAATTTGTAATACATAGTTACCAGTAGCAGGAGTTGCACTAGAACCTGATGTATTAATAAATTGAATTTGAAGTGTATTAGCTGCAGAACATTCTGCTTCAGCATAAGCAATACCTGCTGTTTGTGTGCCTACATAACCAACAGGAATTATAATATCTGTTGTTTGTAAACCAGCTACAGTAAATGTTTGGTTAGATGATGTTGAAGATACAGCGCTTGGAGCTAATGAAGCTGATATATAAAACGTTTCGTGTGAATTTCCACGAGTAACTGTTGTTGATGACATGATTTTTCCTTTGCAAAGAAATCTAGAAACTAGATTGGTTAATTATACTATAAATAAAGAAAAAGCCATCTTGAAAAATGGCTTTCTCTCTTTAAAACATTGTTTACTAGCTTAAGTCGTAACCAAATACATAAACATCAACAGTTGCTGTAACAAATGGTGTTGAAATGTTTACATAAAGGTTTTGAGCAGTTTGTGCTGCAGTTGTAGTTGGGCTGATAACATCAGTTACTGTGTTGCCTGTAACGCCTGTTAAAGCTGCCGCTGTGTAAATAGCTGTTCCACCTTGTGATGGAGCAGTATATAAACCAAATACTACTGTGTGAACGTCTGCACTTGCGCCTGCGTTATTAGCATTTGCAACTACAATTTGTTGAACAGAATATGTAGTTGAATTGATAATAGGAAGGTTAAAGTCTTGTGCTGCAGCTGTGCTTAAACCTTTGTAGATAGCTAATAAGCGGTTAGCTTGATTAGTGCCTAGTTGGGATGGGTGAGCTGCAACGGTGGTTGCTGGGCCTGGATTCGCCATAATAAATTTTCCTTTTTTTTGTTTTCTAATTAGAGGGGATTTTACTCCCCCCTGTCCGTTAAATTACTTAAGCTGCTACTCGGCAAGCTAACTCTGGGTAGAGTGGCGCCCAACCGTATAGAACATCAAGACGTGTAGGAATTGAGTCATTGTTAATTGTGTATTGACGAACAACACGCATTGAAAGACCAATTTCCTTATCACTTGCACGACCTGCAAAGTGAACACCGTCAGGTAACTCAAGATCAGCTACTGCTAAAGTGAACGCATTTCTGTGCATAATGATGTTTTGTGGTGAAACAGCGCCAGTATTGTTAAATGGTGTAACTGTTTGTGAACCAGTTGAAGTTACTGATACGTTTTGGAATTGACCTGCAGTAATAACTGCTGGTGAAACGTTTACAGTAGCTGAACCAGATGAACTGATAGTTACAGGTGAATTAACAACAAAGTTACGGAGCTTGTTAGAACCATAAGCTTGACGGTTTTGTGGGTTAACTGCATATACACCAGCAATAGTAATAACATCACCTTGGTTTAATGAAGCACTAGCTGCAGATGTAGCTGCAATAGTGATGTTTGAGCTTTGCGCCCAACCACTTGTCAAGAAACCTGTTGCTGTTGTTACGTTGCATGATAATACTGCTGAAGCGTATGAACCAAATTGTTGTGAAACAACGTTTTGATCCATTTTCCAGTTCATACCACCTGAATCACGACCCATTAAACCTTTACGGTATTGTTCGCCAATTGCTTCTTGTGGAACGAATAAACCTTTTAGGCTGTCAACGATAGTTGCTGATGTGAATGGCTCAACGATACATGATCTACGACCATCTCTAGGAGCGCCTTCAGAATCAAGGTAAGCACCTGCTGTTAAGTAAGTGATTAAACCTGTTGGAGGTGTGCCTGCTGTGCCAACGATGTTAGCTGTGTTGTTTTTAGCCATTACTAAACCATCGCGGTCAATCTTGTTAGCGATAGCTGCAACTGCTGGTTTAAGAACACGGTCACTAAACATATCTAAAGATAATGCCAAGTCTTGTGTTGTAAATTGTGTATCAACGTGGAACTGTGTTGATAATGTTACTGGAACTGAAGTTTCGTTGAAATCTTCAACGTTAAGTGCTGGGCCAGTTGTTCCGATGAAACGACCTGGACGTCTTACGTTCACAGTATTACCGATTTTTGCACCTACAACAGCGAATTGGTCATCGTAGTTACGATCAACTTCTGAAGTAAATGTTAATTCATTTTCCAAGACCATCAATGCTTCATTGGTGATCTTGCTTATGGTTAGTAAATTATTAGCCATTTTTTTTCCTTAATTATAAATTTTTAATGGCCTACTACCTAATTTTCCCAGCTTTTCTCGATTCACGCCATTGTTGGTAAGTGCCATGGAATTCACCATCAGAACCTACACCAACATCAGCAACCGCAGAACTTGTCTTTATGGGACTAATAGGAGCAGGTGCTTTGCTTTTGGCTACAGAAGGTTTTGTTTCAGCTTCAGTTTTAGGCGTTTCTTTTGGTGTTTCTTTAGCCTCAAACCTTGCTTCCAACTTCCCAATTTCTCGAAGTGCGCTAACTTTTGACATAGAGTTTAACTTTTCTGCTAGCTCTGGATTTTCTGCTAGATGATATAGTATTCTAGGGCCTTGTTCAGACTCTAGCATGGCATCTCTTATTTCATCGCTAACAGTAATGTCGGATGCAGATGCAATCATTTCATCATAGTCAGGCAAATCCGCCTTAACAGTTTCTAAACGTTCATTCCAAGATTTAATGACTTTTGATCGTTCTTCTTGGACTTTTCGTTCAGTTTCAGCTTTTTCCCTGTTCAAAATAGCTTGTTCTGCCGACCATTCAGCTAATGCTTCAGCGTATTCAAACGCGTCATTAAACTGACTTGGCGAAGGTTTCGCATTTACCTGTTCAACAGGTTGTGGATTGACCTTTACTTCTAGCTCTTTAAGACGATTTTCTAAAGCCTCACGAGCTTCACGTTCACGTTGCGCTTCTTTACGCGCTTCTTCACGTTGTTTCGTTAGCTCTGAAAATCTCTTTTCAAGCTTGGGGTTTTGTTTCTTTTCTTCTGTTGCTTTTGTTTCTTTTGTTTCTTCAGGTTGCGGTTCACTCTGATCGTTCGCTTCCTCTGCTGGCTCTGTAGGAGTTTCTTCAACTACAGCCTCAACAGGTGCTTCTTCAGCTAAACCCAACTTATTTGCATAAAACGCTTCTGAATTTTCAGAAGTTAATACATTTGCTACTTGTTTTTCTTGCTCTGACATGGATAACTCCAAGATTTTTACCCAATGTAATCCATTGGTAGATATTTTGCCTTTATACTACAAAATTACTTATTGCGCAATCGATTGGTCTTTAATAGATTGTTCTGCTGCATATTCTGAAAATTGTTGCTCTACATTACGCATAGCTATTTCACGTTCTAGACGTGCTGTATCCATGTGATGTAGCAATAACTCCATAATAGCTTCAATTTCAGTCTTATTCTGTGCGGTAACTGCTTTAGTGTTGACATCGTGGACTCGTGCTTCCAATTGTTTCTCAACATTATGTGCTTTACCTGTTTCACGCATAAGTTCACGTTTAGTTTCGTTATCTTGTTTGACTTGCTCAATGTCTTGACGTTGTTTAATAAACATTTGCATTTGTTGCATTTGTTGTTGCATTTGTTGATTTTGAGCTTGTAGTTTTTGTAATTCCATTTGGACTCTTGGTGGCACTTTAGATTTGTCATCCACTTTAGCTAATGGATTATTTACTGCTAATCGGTCAGCAATAGTTTCAGCACCTGGGAAATCCATGTTTCTTACTACTAAATCGCCTGCTTGTTGGATTAAAGCTGGGTCTGCTGCAAATAATTGCATCATAGCGTCAACAGCTTCTTGACGTTTAGAGTTGTAGCCTGGGCCTGTATCCATAACCACATCGTATTCGCCTACTGTGACATCATTAAGAATCTTTGTAATGCCTTCTTCGTCTTGTCCGTATTCGTTAATAGTTAAGATTTCAGGTTTGCCATCGTCACCAATGATACGCATAACTCTTTGTCTATCATAAATCTTTGGAATTAAGTCTAGAATGACGCGACCTGTTTGGCGTATTGAACGAGTTAAATTGTCATAGTAGTGAAAATTGGTTAAATCAACTTGTTGTTGCTGACCTTGTAGGGCTTTGCCTGAAATATTGCCTTGAGGTAATTGAGCTGGGTCAAATATACCTACAACTTGCATTAAGTCTGTGGTCATTGATTGAGCCGCCGCCATAATGCCTGCTGGTGGTGGTTCAGGTTGCAATCTTTGTGGAGCAGGTGCAGGTTTACCATCAATGTCTGTTTGTTTATAGCGTAAAACAGGCATAGATTTAATGTTAGCCATAGCCCATTCATTCTCATGGCCTTCATCTTGACCTTCAGCTAACAACCATTTAGCTTTAGGTGCTAATGCTACTGACTCGGTAAGTGAAGTTTGCCAAAAGTTATACATTCTTTGTGGGTCTTTGGCCATTCTTACAATACCAAATTTCTTTTTCTTATTCTCAACTACGGTTTCTTGACCATAAACAGGAATAATAGGAATGTATTTACC